GTTAAAAGCTACAGTTCGGGATTTTTGAAGTAGACACTGAAGGCATCGGAGGATCTTCAGTCGTATACTCAGGAGCCTGCGTGGACAGGTTGTGCATTGCAGCGAATAGCGCGTGGTCTTTCAAAGGACCTTTCTGTTGCGTCTTTTATGTTATATCTTACTCGTAATAAGGAAAAAAAATTCTTTCAATGGAGATGGATTGGTCTTCCGGGATGTCAGCATCGTCCATCATGTTTTTGTGACTTATCATTGCGTTTTCGAGAAGACTTTAAGCTTGGGGATTTTTTGATATCTCGACAGCAGGGTTCTCGCATTTTGTCTACCAACGAGGTTTTGTTAATGGCAATTGCTCGAGTTGAGTCGTGTTTTACTCTTGTTAATGGTCTCCCTGTTGTTCGTCATTCTCCTGTTAATGAGATGTATATTCGTATGGTCCATAACCTGCTTGGTTGTACTAATGTTAAATTTGTGGGAGGTCCTGTTTCCCACCAAGAAGGTATGGTTGAAGTTGATTTTATTCATCTCCCAGATAATCTGAAACATTGTTTTAAAATTGCAGACCTTTTTCTTTGGAACTTTTGTCGTCGGCAGGGTCGTCCTTGGACCCTGAATTATGTAGAGAATCGTATTTTTAGACATTTGTTGGTTCCAGTCCCTGAGGAGTCTTGTCCTTCTCTTCAGGTTCTTGCTGCTCGTGCCTTTAGTGGGCACCATTGGTGTTTTGGTACTGCAAATGGTCGTCCCTATTCTGTTTCTGCTCTTTCTGGCATTAGGGAGAAAGGTCCATATCTTCTTACTAAATTGTTCCGTAATACTCGTGAGATTAATCCTGCTCTTCAAGAGGCTCTTTCTTTTGTTCCAGAAGCTCTTAAGTGGTTGACTCATATTTTGGGTGTGAAAAAATATTTTGGTACTGTGGATCCTACTCCTAATTTGAGTAATTTGTCTACTATGGGTCTTAGTTCTAGTTCGGGGTTGTTGGATACAGAACCTCAAGTAGTATTCTCCAATAAGCAAAAGATAAAAATTACTGCTGTTGGTAAGAAGTTTCATTCGTTGGAGGCTGTTATTAATGGTGTTACTCGGTTTTTATCGGGTGGGGATCCATTAGAGACTTTTTATATCAAGCATTTTAAGAGTGAGATTTACACTTCCTTCACTGCTCAATGGGATGATGGTAAGTGGGCGAACTTCACGGGCAAGAGTCGTATTTTTGAGATGCCTAATGCTTTTTTTCTAGCTATGGAGATGTTGTATCATGGTCCTCGTAGTAAGTATGAACGTTCTCGGTCTTCTATTAAGATTGGCTTTTCTTACTCCCATGGTGGTGTTGATCATTTGGCTCGTATGTTTGGTGTTTATGATGGTCAAGGTTCTGTTCAGTTAGGGGATGGTGATATTGATAAGCTGGATCAGAGTATTCACAATGTTTTTATTAATATCTTTGAGTCTTTTGGTCTTCTCTATTTTGATAAAACACACCCTGCTTATCCTCAGATGGATCGTATTCGTCGTTATATTCTTGAGCGCGTTACGGCACGTCTCACACATTTTACGGGCCGCCTGTGGGGTATCATAGTGGGTCAAATGCCTTCAGGTCGTTGGATGACTTCTCATGGGGATAGTTGGATTATGTTATTGTGGTTTTGTCTCTTTTGTGTTATGCAAATGACTTTTATGCCAGTAAAGCTTATGCGACAGTTTACTAAAGACTTTTTCCTTTTGAAAGTTGGTGTGGCCTTATATGGGGATGATCATGTTCTATTTAATGATCGTAAGTATTCTGTTTATATTAATGAGTTTCTTTGGATGGCCTGGTGTCAGAAGTACCTTGGTGTTAAGAGTAAGGATGTTCGTAATGATGTTTCTTTTTTGTCTACTGTTTCTGGTGGTATGATTCAGCATAAAGGTTTGGTCTTTTTGCAGATGTTCTTTGTCTGTAATCAGAATAAGACTCCTGGTCAGTGCAAGTATCTTCCTTATCGTGATATTCGGACGATGATGGTTAAGGCTGCCCATGGTCGAGAACCTAAAACGCGAGATGCTTTTGATATTTTGGGTTCTTGTATTGGACTGGCTTATGGTACCTTTGCCAGTAACCCTTATACTTATGTCTGGCTTCAGGCGTTGTATGCTACAGTTTTTTCCACGCTTTCTTCAGTAGAACAGTCGTCCTATATGGAAACTTATTGTCGTAGATTAGCAGAGGATCCTGTAAATCGATCACGAGGTTCTGCCAAGGGTGTGTCACTGGAGGATTTGCGTAAAGGTTTCCCTACGTTTGCTATGTTGGAAGAGAAGAATATATGGGATGAGGCTTTTCATTCGTATCCCGTTGATTCTCAGAATGTTTATGATATAGTGTTTTAGATGTGTCCCTTTCTCAGACCGCGTTGCTTGCCGGTCATTAAATATAGCCAGCTCTTAGATGAATTACCTACGGTAAACTACACTATGTGTAGAAGTGGGCATCTTTGAAGAATACCGCCAGTCGTATCTCATAGGGCGGGATAAAAATAGAATTATATCGTATGTAACGTCGAGAAGAACTAAAATTGATATGTTTTGGTGTCATGTTGTTCT